TGATCGAGGTCAGCGGCATTGAACTCAAGAACCTGGCCGCCCAGGGTCACGGTGACCTTGTTGGTGCCAGCGTCGTCGATACCAGCCGCACCGACCAGGATCACGCGGATGGTCTTGGCGTTAGCCAGGGTGATGCTAGCGGCGACGGGGGAAGTGGTGATTTCGCACTCGCCGTCAAGGTTAAAGCCCTCTCTTGGGAAAATACCAGATGAACGTGCAGCCATGATTAAAAACTCCTAAAAAAATGTAGAGATGTAGGGATGTAGAGCTCGACCGTAGCGAAGCTCTGTCATACTATAATACCCAAAAACGAGAAAAGGGGCTCAAAGGCCCCTTGACTCTATTCGGTTCACGGATCAAGTGATCAGGAAGGGTCGACAGTAGCGTTGATGTTGGTCAACCTTGCAGCTGCACGGCCGTTGATCAGAGCGAGACCGCAATACCACTCAACGCGGGTGATCAGCTGGGGCTGGTCGAAGGACTCACCCAGTTCACGCACGCCCACGCCACCGTTCTGGATGCCGGTCAGATGGTCGTTACCGAAGGACACAACGTAGAGGTCCTGGTCAGCAGGAGTGCCGTCGAGGATAGCCACGTTCTTGTTGTCACGATCCAGCTCGAGCAGGGGCAGGCCCATGTAGGAAGTCTGCTGGTAGCCGAACTCGTTACGGGTGATGTCGATCTGACCGTTGGTGCGGGCCTGACGGGTCAGAGCACGACGAAGGGACTTAGAACAAACGATGTACTTGCTTCCGCCCTGGGCGTCCACAGCGTCGATCACTTCGTCAAGCTTGCCCAGGTCGAGAGCAGCAGCGGAAGCAGCGTTCTCGAAGTACTGGCTGGAGCCGTCGGTGATACGAGCGGCCAGGCCGTCGAACTCGGAGGGGGACTGGTTGGAGTCGCCGTTAATAAACAAAGCTTCCCAAGCCATACGCATTGCGCGGACGCGGCTCTGGATCTGGTAGGACTTGGCTTCAGCGCCCTCGAGGGACACGATAGCGCGGTCAACCTTGATGTCGCCACCGAAGAGCTTGAGGCTCTCGGACTGCTGGCTGACTTCAGCGTAGGACTCGGTCAGGCTTCCGTTGTAGTTCCTGAACCCGACGTCGGGAAGAGATTCCTCGCGCTTCCAAAAGAGCCCGTTGCCTTCGATGTTGCGGAAAGGGAGGACAGACATGAGCTGGCCAGCGGCCAGTTCGGTCACAACAGCAAGCTCTTGTGGGGTGCGAGCGTGCTTTTGTGCTTCCAATAAGGTCAATGACATAATTAATACCTAAGGATGAATGAACAAAGAATTGGGTGTTAGCGTCTTGATGATTGTCACAACCATCTCAACAATCGCACCCTTCCAGTCCATTCCATCTCGGAACTTCCCTTCTGGGCTGCTATCCATATTATTCCTATCTTAGATTTTCGCGCCTTTAGACAGGTTTTGGTCTTTGGTAATGACCTGCAAATTCCAAGGAAGGTGTGGCCCTCCCCTGACTAAGGGGATGATGTGATCAACATGATGTTCAACCCCAGTCTGCTCACCTAGTCTACGTGCATCCTCGTAACGATATTTGATCATAAGTTTTTCAATCTCGGAACAAGGCCACTCTCTCATTCCGCGCCGCCGCCTATTTGTTTTAGCTGCGTAATAGTCTAGATTTTTCCTGTAATGGTTGCGACAGGAGAGTCGGCACCTTTCCCTCGCTTCTTCTAGGTTCGCATTTCTCCATTTCTTATGCCACCGAGCTTTGGCTTCAGGGTTCCTTTTCTCCCACTTCCTGCGATGAGCATCTGCTCTTGCCGCGCCGTCAGCCTTGAGCCACCTGTACTGCGTGGTCCTAGCTACTCCGAAAGCCGCCGCAATCTTCCGCTCAGCCACCCCACACGCCGCAGCGATCTCGACCTGAGTCCTTAGTAGTGGAGCGTGCTTGTCGGCCATGTCACCATCTTACCAATAAAAAAGGGCCCCGAAGGGCCCCGCATCGGATTCCGTTGTGAGTTTTCAGTCTATCAGGAGCTAAAGGCTCTTAAAAATAGCTCTTCACGGCTGAGGCCAGACAGATCCTCGACAGGCATTCCGTTGGCATCCGTGCCGCCGTAGCCGATACCAGCCCCACTACCCTTGGCGCCCTGGAAGAAGGTACCGAAGACAGGGTGAACCTTGTACGAGGCCAGATAGTCAACGGCACTGATTCGCTTACCGGACTCCCTGTCAAGCATCGGATCACCGGCTGCGTCTACAACAGTCAGAGAACCATCAGCCTCCTGGCGGAAGTTACCACCGAGCTGAGTGGAAAGCAGGTCAAAGAAAGACACGCCATCCACGGAGTCCGTGCGCCCACCAGCTTCATTAAATGCCTTCTCGAGGGCATACTTTTTCTGGTAGTCGGCAAGAGCCTTCTTGGCAGCGTCTGCTTCTCTTACAGCCTCTGCAGCCTGTGCGCTGTACTTACTTTCGATCGCGTCGCGAGTTTCACCCCACTGAGCCTGCATACGAGCTGCCTCGGCGGCCTCTTGTTGCAGCTTGTGATATTCGTCAGGATTGATTTCAGCGAACTTCTCAAGGTGTGTTTTGCTTTCCTTGAGCTCGCGCTCGTATTGCTTTCGTGCATCCCTCTCGGCCTTTAAAGCCTTAATGAGGTTCTCCGCTTCAGAGCGGGGCATCATGTCGTCGCTTGGAGTAGCTGGAGTAGATGCGGGAGTCTCAGCTCCTGTCTCAGGAGTGAGGTTTTCATCAGCCATGGATGTAGCCAGGCATCACGCCTGGTTAAAAGTTACGGCGTAGTATACCTATAGCCTTAGCGGTTACCACAGCTCCGCCAGTGATGAGGATTGTAGTAACAGTACTTACAGTTGTCAAGGGTTCCACGATAACAGCGCGTACACGACGGAGGAGGTGCAGGGCATTGACGCTTACTAGCAGGGCAGCCCCTATCCTGTCGGCACCCTTGCCCTTCGCATTTTGCCTCCGCACGAGCCTGGTCTAGAACTTCCTGGCTGCCATACGCCCAGATAGTGCCATCATTGCCAGGTGTTCCGTTTACCTCAGGTATCTTAACTGCGACCATCTTTCTGGCGATACTCGGCGCCCCAGTTATATAGCTTCCATATCGGGATCCACCGTATAGACCAGTCGCAAGAAATACAACTTTTAGTTCAGTAAACTCAAGAACGCCAAACAATACAGTCGCTTCCATTATGTACAATTCTGACGCTCCCCAATACGACCCTACACCACCATCCCTAACGTTAGGCACTGAGACCTTGTAATCACGATAACCTGAAGGACACCCATATACTTCTGGATCTGGACAGCATCTTTCTTGAAATTCGGCACAATTACCGCTCGCCCTGGCATCCCAAAGCTCCCAAAAAGGAAATGTACCAGACCTTACTACAACATAATCAGCGTCAGTGCCAAGAAAAGAATTCCAGCTCTGAGTGTCGCATTGTGCATATACAGGGTCAGGGCAAATCTTTGGGTTCAGTCCAGCTATCCACGAACCGGTCCTAAAAACAGCTCTTGGCTGTTCATAGCTTAAAATTGGCCAACCAGTGTTTGCGAATGAGACCGATTCTACGCAGCCGTATGTAGCAGGCACCTTTTCCACAGGGCAGATGCTACATGAATTAGGCGGCTCGTAAACAACGGATAGACCATAGTCATTGTTTCCTGCTGTTGACTCGTATAGTCGAACCCTGCCACAGCAACAACCAACCTGCTGGCCTGGATAGCAGCTTCCATCTAAAGCTGCAGCATTGTAATAAAAGACTGGGCCTGCATTGTAGGGACCGCAGGTGCAATTATTCTTGTCGAACGTACCGGCTTTTAAACATGGCTCATCTATATTGTAAACTACACCCTTATTTTCTCCACAAAAACACTTACACTTTCTGTTGCAATCCTCCATATTCACAAGGCGGAATCCAGCAGCAGATTTAGGTCTAATTTGTACCATTTTTTATCGGCTCCATTTTTGTAAAGGACACAAGGTCTTAGGATTGCCATTAACCCATGTTTTGGCCTCCATAAAACACCCGCATTCAGAGCATCTCTTGCTTTTTTTAATCAACGAAGGACATTTTTGGCAGGTTTCCCATCTTTCGTCGCGGACTTCGGGCGACACTCGCCCCCCTGCAGCAGCTTGCTTGGCTGTCTTGACCAGACCCTTGAGCATCTGCAACTTTCCTATCTTCACTTTATTTGCATGCGCCGATCGCTGGGCCTGAGTTGTACTCATTTCTTCAGCCTTCCTGATCCTGGAGTCGACCTCTTCAGCCGTATCCCATCTCTCAGGATTCTCCGTTGAGTTCAAAGAGGCAAGATGGCGAGCCTGAGGCCAAAGGCAAACAGGACCCATTGGAGCAACACCAGCACTGATAAAATGATCGGGACTGATTTCAGTTGACTGAGCTAAGGGATTTAGCAGAGGATCACGGGCATCCTCCATATTAACTATACCATTCTCATTGAATAACACGCTGATGTCGTGAGAGTCGAATTCCCTGATTTCGCTTTCCAAGGTGGTCGAAACAGAATACGAGGTATTGTTCCAAAATCAAATTTTTGAGCGATAGTCAGACGAAGTGGTGTTGTAATAAATAGCTCCAGAAGCCACACCTCCAGTACCGGCAGCTGCATCGTCGGCGTATTCTCCGATACCCAAGGCGAGTCGCACGTCTGACCCCCGAAGATCTGATGGCTCCCAAAGGGAAACCCCACTATTCCAGGTAAGCACCTGCCCATCCGTGGGACTGATGGTGCTATTTACGTCGATGAGGCTATCGAGTGGCTCGGGTGCGTCGTCCAAGATTTTGATAATACCATTCATGCTAGCATGAACAGTGCATTGATAATAAAGTTCAGACGGGGAATTCATGAAAACATCCCACTCCAAAGTACCGTTGCTTACACCGTTGTTTGTAATGCCGTCATTATAAGAGTTACCGCCTAGTCCTTGAGTGCTTTGAATTTGGAATGGGTGTTGCCCCATAAAATTATTAAATAGATATTTTTGACCTCTTATTAGGTAGATTGTTGGATTACCTCCTTGCGCCCCATTAAAACCAGGACCTTCGAAGGCATAGTCAGAAGAACCGTTTGAGGTTATATCCCAAGAGGCTGAAGTGTTTTCTCTTGGCTCTTCTAAAACATAGATTATTCCGTTAACGTTTGAGTTACTAAGGTTCGTATAGTAAAGAACCGGAGGTGTATCCATCCTGACATCCCAGAAAAGAGTGTCGTTGGAAAAGTTGTTAGTACTAAGCCCATCGTCGTACGGAAGTCCACCAAACCCCGGAGAGCTGCCTATCTTCATGGCATTGCTGGTAGACGGATTAGTAATACTGTACTTTTGTCCTCTGACGAGGTAAAGGTCTGGATTTACCTCTGTGCCCGCAAAACCTGGGCCGGAGAAGATATAGTCATTAGAATTGTCAAAAGAAAGAGTCCACGCCGTGATAGGCACTCCAGGCTTCCATTGATTTTCCGCTTCGCTCCAGACAAGGCTTTCGCCATTTTCTGGCCTAGGAGAGACTGTATTTACATCATTAAGGTCATTGATAGAGGTTGCACCACCACCGCCGCTACTGCTTGTGAACTCAGCTTGCCACCTAGTGAATTCCGCATTCCAAGTCAAAACCATTCCGTCAACAAGCGTTGGAGCGGGCTGAACAAAAGACACATCCAATAGCACGCCGACTCCTACGGTTATGTCTCCAGCTAAAATGTCGTTGACTTCGAATCGCCAATAGCCAGTTAAATCTGTTTTGTCTGAGTAAGAGTGTGTTTCCCAGTCTCCACCTGGATTCCTAAGATAGAGAGCTCCCGAGGAAGGTAGATCAGTGAAAATTGTACTCATGTCGATATTACTTTCGTCTAACTCATTCAGGAACAGGTAATTAGGGGTACCTGCAACATAGTCATAGCCACCAGGAGACCCCTCAAACTGGTATTCGTCCCACGTATAGAAAATCGTCGGAGGTGCTACATCGTCTAAGTCGTAAACACCTAGCTCGACGTCACCGTTTTGTCCGTTGACCGTACTAACAAAACTTTCAAGCGGTTCGGGATCTTCCGCCCTCCAATACCCAGCAGCCTGATTCCAGGTCAAGATTTGACCGTCGAGAGGCTCTCCTGGAATAGCATCAATCGTTGCCACTGGATCCGGGATGTTGGTATCCGTCATGTTCCAGGGCAGGTTTGAAGTGGTTAAAACCCTTACACTGCTGTAGTACCTACTAGAACTATTGAAATACAACTCACTTCCAGAGGCAAGATAGAAGTTGAATCTTGAAGAATCCGTGGATTCCTTGCTAACAACCCCGCCTCCAACAATTTGAGGGGCCGCAGAGTTAACAACGATAGCACCGTCAATCCAGAGAGAGATTACGGGTTCGCTATCTCTATCTACGGCCGCACCCCAGTCGCACACGTAGGTAATTTGATACCAGGTGTCTGCATTAAGGGTTGGGCAAGTTCCAAATTCAACAAAGCCGTCGCCGTAAAGCTGAAAGCTAGAGTTTTTGCCCATATGAAAGGCCCATCCCTTTTCCGAGTCTGGGGTAATTATGCTGGAACCATTGGTCTGCTTGTTTCCCCCAAGAGGGAGGTAGTTACCTGAGCCAATAGAACTTGCCGAGCGTACCCTCATGGTAACAACGTCATATCTTTCTTCCGACTTAAAAAAGCTTTCCAAATAACTTCCGTCTCCGTGGTCATTGCTTGGTGGTAAAATATATACATTTTCCCCATCTTCGGCGCCAACATACCCAGACTCTCCGGGCAACTGACCGTCCGACCCTAGATTTGAATAGTCAAAGCCACCTTGGTTAACTCTGTCACCAGTATTATAGTTGGTAATACTAGCTTTTGTCGGAGGCTCTACGTCGTCCATATCCCCAAGGTCTAAGACAACATCCCCGGATTGGCCGTTGACACTGTTTACGGAGCCACCACCGCCTCCACTATTACCGGAAATAGTTACAATAGAGTTGTCAGTATGCTTGGTAAATATCTTCCCGTCAGCTGTATTGATAGCAAGCTCGGCCACAACTAAATCGCTTGCCAATGGCTCTTCACCTGCTGTCGCAGAAGCTTTTGCTACAAGACGAGCATTGATGTCGGCCATTCAGATTAAGTAAGCTCAGCTAGGATTCCTATATACCAGAACCAAATGTTCCACCTCTTACTGCGGTAATAGTAGCAATTCCGTAAGCAGAAACAGTAATAGAGCCATCCAGCCCATTGCCGTCAGTGTCTCGATAAGCAACATAGATCGCTTCAGCTGAAGGTGTATCGTTGTTTAAATAGGTGGTGCCAGGTGTAGCAAATTCAGTTTCGCCACCTGCTATTAAGAACTCGGCAAGAACACCGCTACCCGGATCTGGATCGGTGTCAAATTCTCTGCTAGCGTCTTGTGTTCTAGCTAAAGCTGTTGTGTATAAAGTTACCCAGGCTGTAATCGTTGAAGATACTTTTTGAAGGATTCCGCTATATCCGAGGTTAGTTAAAGTAGACTCACCCCCAAAAATTATAATTGTTTCCTCCAGGTAAGCTCCACCGGCCTCTAAGGAGCCGCCAGCTGTCTGTTCTGAAGGGATCCAGTTAGAAAGCGATTGGTTCCAAACTAAGACCTGTCCATCAGTAGGGGGAGTTGTTGAAGTATCTACGTCTGACAGACTGTCAATACTTCCAGCCCCTGGTGTCTCCCAGACACCACTCTCGTAGACAAACAGTTGATCAGTGTCCGTCTTCCACCAGAGATCTCCATTCACTAAATTATTTCCATCTGGCCTAATCGTTGGCTCTATAGGTTGAGAAATCACTACTGGAGTAACTGGAGGCGTGTAAGCAACCCATTCACCTGCTATTAGGTCATAACGAAGAAGATCGTTATTGGAAGGTGCGTTACTGGAAAGATCTACGTCGGTTAAATCATTCAGTGAAATACTCGAAGAATCTACTGGCAGGGGCGTAAATGCATTTAGGTTGGAATCCCACCCCAGATAGTCTCCGTCTTGAGGCTGATTTGTATTTAGATCTACGTCATTGAGCTCGTTCAGCAAAAGTGTTTTATTTGTTGGAATCCATTTTCCTGAGGTTCCATCCCAGGTAAGTACTTGACCTCCTTCGGGTGGGTCTGTGGAAAGGTCTACATCGGAAATAAATTCAAGATCAATTATAGTATTAACCCAAGTCAGTGTAGATGTATCGAAAGACAATACATCGCCTGCTTGAAGCTCAGACTCTACATAATCAACATCGCCGACAAGAGAAAGGCTTGTTACAGTAGCCGGAACAGCTCCTGGTATCCACTCAACTCCACTATATATAAGTGTTTGACCTTGTTGAGGAGGATTTACATAGTTTACATCATTTAATTCTTCTACAGTTTCTGGGCCATCGTAAGTGATATTCCCTGGCTGCCATTCCTGTGCTGGGTTATTCCATAGCAAAGCTTGCCCTTGGGTTGGAGTAGTCGCGTAATTAACATCAAGCAAAGCGCCTACTGACTGAGAGCTCAAGTCCGTAGCCTGAGGCAAAGACAACCACTGACCAGAAGCAGCGTTGTAAGTCAGTACATCATTATTGATCGGTGGGAATGTATTTAGATCAACATTGCTAAGATCACCTAGTTCTGATGATGACTGAGAATCAACCCAGTAAGTTTGACCTGTGTCTCCATTCATGGCCAAAACTTGACCTGTAGCTCCTGGCGACTGAGGAAGCAGATATGTAAAATCTTGCGTAATACCTGTCAAAGGTAATTTTATAGCAATAGCGCTTCCTTCCTCGGTGGTACCAGAGTGAAACACTAGTTGAGGAGTGTTTGATATTACGTTTGGATTACCGAGTAATCTGAAGGTCTCAACATCACTCTTAAAAGCAATGCCTTCCTGTCTTGACATAGACACTCGGACTCCTTGGTCGTCAGCAAGTCTTGCCGCTACCAGCTCGAGTTTATCTTCTTTAGCCTCTATGTACAGCCCTTGGCCTGCGTTAATGGCCTCAACAGTGGAATAATCAAAACCGGAGCTGTTGCTGATTTTGACGAGACCATTTGCAACTGTCACGTCATTAAGATCCCTGATACTCGAGCCAGAGATATCCGCTGGGGGTGCAGCGGCATTAACCCATGCCGTTCCATCGTAGGCAAGTACATCTCCAGATGCCAGGCCAGTCAGCACTACGTCTCCCATGTCACCAATACTGCTACCAGCAAGGCCTGATAGGTAGTTTGCGTCATTTGGAAACGAAGAAACTGTCAGGTCGTTAATGAGATCACTTAAATTTGTAGGCAATCCCGGAATGTCAGCAGCCTGCAGAGGTTTTACAAAAAAGTTTTGATCGTTTGAACTATATATAACAACAGATTTATCGGGGATTGGGTCTTGAGAATCATAAACAACATCACCCAAATCTGTAATACTGCCCTGGGAAAGATCTGGCACACCCTGAGGAGTAAGAACCCAAAGCTCTTCATTCTGATCGTAAGAAAGAACGTCCCCCTGTGTAGGTTCGTTATCTTGATCAATCCTGACGTCACCCAAGTCTCCTAGTGATTCGCCTTGTATGTCGCTAATGTAATTTAAATCGTTTACAATTTCCGTCTGTTTTAGATTTCTCCATGTATAACCAAAGTCATCTTCGGATTCGGGATCTTGCGTGTTTTCCTCTACATCCCAGACCAGTACGGTCCCGTTACCCGCAGATTTGGTGAATTCAGGCTCTGCAACACCCTGAAGACTGAGCAGGTTGACAAACTCATTTGTCCAGCTGCCTAGATCCGCACTGTAGACCAAAGACTGAGCTTCTCCCGTCGTTTGACCAAGACTTACGTCTCCTAGATCTGTTAGAACGTTGCCATTCAAGGTGAAGGGTGGTGCTACTCGGTCTTCCCAGGCCGTTCCAGTCCAAGTCAGCACCGACAATGGAGTCGGGGCTATTGATATATTCACATCCTGGAGATCGTCCAGAGATGACCTTTCTAACAGTCCTGTCGTTAAAGAGACAAGCAGGTTGTCAGCAGTTAATGAGTACAGTTCCCAATAACCCGTATCCCTTCTTATAACAAGCTCTCCAGTATTGAGCGGTTGAGAACCCTGAGGGGATGCCTCCTCTACTAACACCGCATCGAGGTCCGTGGTGTTCTTAAGGATAATTCGATCCGGGAATATGGCCATGAGGTTAGTAGGTCTTGACTAGTTTGCCTACAGTGGATAGATCGGAGAGCAGGTAGGACAAGAAGGTACGCAGCTGGTTCCGTCCCAGGCATATACCGTTCTGTCTAGAGGGTCATCAGGCCAGTTGGGTCCATTGACGGTTGGGCACGTGCACTCATTTCCGCCATTGACAAATCTGGGAGGTTCGCAAACCGGCTTATCAGGCTCTTCATTTGGCGGACCACATCGCTCGCATATGATACAATCTTGACCTCCGCTAGAGATTCTTCCTGCCTCTCTGGTTCCCGCTGGGCAGCCGTCTGTATATGTGCCGTTGTCAGTGCAATAGGTTTTCTTGGTACAAATTTGATCTGCCTCGGGGGAATCCTTCGCTACATGAATACATGTCAGTTCGCCGCTACATGTATTCGCGGGAAGGCCAGTTGCTATTTCAACCCTACCAAAGCAATCGGCGTGACAACTGCACTCACCACAGCATTCGTCTTCAATCGTCGTTACGTCGTATTTTTTCCACTCCTCGACCCTGATCGTCGGAGGCGCGGGCAGTTCCTCTTCAGGAACATCGACGGGTGGGACGTAACTAGGATCAATAATTTCGTAAGTTCTGGCAACTTCGCAGTACCGACAAGCGTCGTCGACGGGACCGATAGGCAGTTCTTCGCACTCCGAGGGAGTTTTACCTACAAGAATATCTTGGAAGGTCGTGACATCTGGGTCGCATGGGCATCCGCAAACCTCCTGAGGGTTGATTGACTCTGTTGCTGCTTCCAGACAAGTTTTTTCAACGATGCTACCATTTTCGCATTTTTTGTGTTCGTAATCGACGGATACAGCACCTCGGCAGCTACACTGAACAGTTACAGTACATTTTTCTAGACATTCATCACAAGATACCTCGCATATTCCGGTAGCTTGATTGCATTTTTCACATTCTTCTGAATTACATGGCGGCGCAGAAAGGCTGTTTCCAGGGCAGTTGCAGCCTCGCTCTTCAAGGGGTCGTAGCTGATAATAACCATTAATGCATTCATAACAAAGAGGATCTTGAGCAGAGCTACAGCCTGGAGCAGCCTCTCCGAAGTTTTGTTGATACGCCAAGCAAGAGGGGTTGCATACTCCATCTTCCTGCTCTACTGGACTACTGCATGTTGACGGGGAGTTTGCTTCTCCATTACCTCCGCTACATCCCGGAGCACTGCAATCTGTAGATCCAGAGCCTCCGCACGAGCCACCTGAACCACCGGAGAGATCAGGCCTAGAAGAAGGTACACACTCTCCTGAACTGTAAGAAGGGTTTTTCTTGCAAACACCACCTATACACGAATACCCCGAAGGGCACTGGCTAGTACTAGTACAAAGTAAGGCTGCCGATGGCATAGTGCTTGCCCAAATCAGGCTAGGCTACCTACGCGGTTTTATCAATATCCAGACGATCTGTAATCTACAGTCCTTCCGTTATTAAGTGGTAAACCTGTTTTTGAGCTAAAGATTTGTCCAGTAAGAGAAACTTTTCTCCAGCGAAGGTCAACAACACTGCCGTTGTTTTCGTCGTAGTTAGGATCTCCTATATCTGCTACGTTTATGCCAACCCATATAGAGCATATTAGAGTATTGTTTTTTTGTAGGTATAACTGACCTTCAAACCTTGGAGGACCGCCTTGAATTACTTGCACTGATTTTCCATAGGTGTTCAGCACCCATTCACTTCTATAGTCACCAGGAGGGGACGAAGAAGTATATACAAAAAATTTACCTACTTGAAACTGAGCAAAGGTTCGCCCTGAAACGATTATAGGATTTTGTATTGCCATCAGCCAATCCTCACTAATCTTTCACCGGTTTCGTCTGCTACGTATAACCTCACGGTATCCGTAATAGAATCCCAATAGCCAACTAACTGCAGCGGCAAGAGAGGGGGGTCCAATGTTGCCTCAGGGTCAGGCTCTCCTCTTAGTATAGTGATCTGACCGGCGAAGCTTTGGCTGTAGTCTACCGTTGAAATTGAGGCTGGATTAATCGTCATGGTTACCAATTAGAGTAATAGACTCCATCAGAATAGAAAAGCTCAACCTTTGAATTCGCCCTAATAGAAGTGGAACCCAATGGATTAGTAGTGTAGGTTTTGTCCTTATACTTACACCTTCCAGTTCCATCTGGATTCAACTTCACCCAGGTACCTATCACAATGCCCTGAAAGTCGCCAGGCACTACTTGACCTTCAGCTCTTCGCTCAATCTCTGCAATACGAGCGGCTTCTCTTAATTGGTTAGCTCTAGCCAGTAACTCCACGATCAGCCACCCTGATTAAACAATTTTACGTTCCAATAAAAGACCGCTTCATTGCCCCCGGCCAGGAGCACCTGGTTAGAAGGCTTTGCTACAGAAAACAGGTTTTCATCTGAGGTGGCCACCGTAGCGATTGCAAAGTCCAGGTCACCACATCCTGCAGTGCCAACGCTTGCTCCCACCAAGACACTCTCAGGTACCTGGCAAGTGTCTCCAGGGGCATATCCTCTTCCGGCATTATTGACCGAAATCGAAGAGACATTCGAGTTGATAGTCAAGTTGATAACGAGCCCAGCTCCCGATCCAGTAAGAGTGGTTGCGGGTAACGCGACATAAGTGCCGTCAGCGGCAGGCGATGGTTCCGACGTAGGAATTTGAGTAGTAAGGACATTTCCAGTGCTTTCTACCAGAGCGACGTGAGAGAAAGAAAAAGTGTCATTGGTTCCATCCTGACTAAAGACAGTAGCCTTTTGCAGCATAGCGACACCGCCATCACTATAGGAGGAAACGTCTCCACTGAAATAACCTATAACCTGTCGTTGGTAACCACCCAGGCCAATCGACACTTCCTGCGCTAAAAAGGTAGCATCATTTGTTACTCCCGGCTGATAGATTAGAGTTGGCGCATTGATAAGCCTGCCCTCAAAAAAAGCTCCCACAAAACGCCCTTCCATCTGTCTAGTTATTTCAGCCGAAGACAGAGGTGCTTGAATCGACATTTTCTATGGAGATAATCAGAGTAGTTTTCCTAAATGAATTAAGCGAACAGATCGGCAATTATAATTGTCGCGTCTTCTGTCATGAGACTGCCAGCATAAGAGATAGGAACGGAACCATTGAAAACGGTACTAACCAGATCACCTGACTGAACGATCGACCCAGAACAATAACAGACAACTGTATTATATGAGCTCAAGACCTCATTGGCCTCTAGGGACTGTACTACGCCATCATTGCCGACCGGAGTGGCATCTACCTGCCATGTCCAATAGACGTTCACCTCATAACCAACAGAACCTTGATCAACGTTTGATTCGTTTTCAATAGACGGAGGGGAAACGAGGTCAGGAGAAGACAAAGGAGCTCCAACCGGTTGATTTGGAGGAGGGAATACTGGAGTAGCATTGCCGACCAAGTTACTAGGAAGAGAAACAGTACCATTGGAGATTCCCATCCAAAGTCCGTTCGTTGAAAATGCACAAACACCACTGCCTACGGTCCAGCTAGTAGCATTCATTCTCAGTGCTATAATTTCTCCCGACTCTGTGTCAGCAAAACGAAAAGCCGCGTTAGGGGTCCATGTGTCAATTATTTCATCTCTAAGCATTTCAGTAATACTCAAACCGAGAGAGTCGCCTTTTGTGCTTCTTAGGGCATAAACAGAGTAAACAGACAAAGCTTCATCTCTTTCTTCCTGAGTGGGCTGCAGTAGAGGTGCAGGAATAGCAAGGTCAATAGAGTAAGGGCCAGAAACGCTTGGTCCTGTGTAACGCCCCTCAAATACCGGAATAACACTTTTAAGATCTTTTACCGCCGTTGAAATCTTGGCTACCGTGTCTGGCTTGCTTGGGTCAACACTAGTTGATGAGGATTTTCTTGTCGTAAAAAAGACTCTTCCGTTTAAAGCATCAACATTGGAAACTATCTTGTCAAAACTGTCTCCAGCTTTGTAACCAAGCCCTTCGCCCTCAGAAGCTGAGCTTTCGTATCTGACAGTTTTCTCGACACTCAAATTACCTTCGACAGAATAGTCTGTAATACTTCTAGATGCAAGATACATATAAGTATCAGGAAATTCCCTAAAGCCTTGAGGAATCCCGTCAACGACCCCCGACCTCCAGTCAGCAGCCCTTGCGGCGGACAACAGATTTCTGTAATCATTAACAATTTGAGTTTTAAGGCTACCGTCGGTATCGTACAAATAGTTTGTAATTGTTTTATTTTCTGTGCTCATGGTATCAGAGCCAAAGAAGGGGCAGCCGCCTCCAGGATCACAGTCGTTGCCGTAAGTAAACCTACAGTATGCGTACCTGTCAGCATAGTAGTTGCTGTTAATGTCTACCGAGGTTACATAAGTGACAGACTCGCTGAGCGAAATCTGCCCACCAACTCCTTCATAGTAAGACTGCTGGGATTGAGTTCTATTGCCTGGTACTATGACTTCCTGCTCTTGCGTGGAGTAGTTTGAAGAGCAGTTGGAGACAGGCAGGTTTCCCTCGTTGACTCCGCTTTCTCCTTGTTCATAATCAGTAGGAGGAGCGGTACCGCCACAGCTGGAAGGCCGCCCAGTTATAGAACCAATACTTGAGCTTGGCCTTGAATCATCGGGGATCCCTTCGGTTTTGGCGACTCGAACATAAACTGTCGCTGGATAAGTGATATAGTAAGTAGAATCTTCCTGAGAGGTGTCAACTTTTACTGGCTCTTCAATAGCTTGATCATTCAGCGGCTCCTGATAGTTTAGATTAATAACATCAGGGACAGGAGCAGCGCCTGTCAACGGTGCAACTTCGACTGTTGTATACCCTAAAACACTAACCCAAGAACCTGAGTCAGTCGTGGTTTCTGTATCGTTTTCAAAGAACAGACGATCAACGAGGTCACCCTGATTATCCATGTACAAGAACCGGCCAGCAGAGAGGTAACCAGCGCCAACCGATTGAAGGTTGGAACGCTCTGGGTCAAGAGGCCATGGAACGTTTTCCAGTAGATATTCGTACTTGTCCGTCAAAGAAGTCAAAGCAAGCTCACAGCCCGTCTCAATGATCGTCTGCCCCGTAGAGGCGTCATAGACTGATCCCATTACATACAGAAGCCCCCTGGGGTGTCTGACGATGCTTCCATCAAGCTTCTGCACTGTTAAAATACAGGTTTGCCCTCTTTTGAAAGAATCCCTCCGGTAATTGGAACCGGTTTCCCCTGCCTTTGCTGCAAGCACGATAGAACCCGTGGTTATGACCATCCCTGTTTCGATGGGATTGCTGTCGGTTGCCTCCCAAGACACTAGGCGATCGGTATAGTCTATTTCATTGATAAGCAAAGAGTCTGGTAAAGCACCATTATTGATGTAACTCATAATCAAACCTCCGTAAGACCAAAGCTTACTACGATATAGTTTTTATTAATATACTGAAAAGAGGGAGCAGTAGAAAAAATAACGTCAGCCGAGACATCGGGACCGAACGTTCTGTCTACAATGCCACAAGCTGCTGCCACCCCATTCGATCTATCCTCATCCCAAGAGCGAAACATAGCATCTATATCCAGCGCTGTTTCTTTGTCGACAACGGCAGAAATTGCCCAAATGCGCTTTTGCGCGTAACTCGGTCCAGTAAGAATAGTTGAGCCAGCCAGACCGACTGATAACCCGTTTTCGTTAGAGTAGGTCCTAGGAATCGACTCCTCGGTAAAGTCTTTTAGGATTATATTGTAAGAATCGCTAGTCCCAGAATATGCTATACCGAAGTCAGTCATCCCAAGAAACTTGATCTGGATTAGGATTCCGACGGATTTTCCTGCTAGACGCCCGATGAGCTATGCCTTTGTATTTTGCTTTTTGTTTAGCTGTTTGACCTTGAATATATGAATGTCGATTGGCAATCACTAAATCTCTAAACCATTTGCTTTTTTTGCATAAATACTTAAAAGTTTTGTCAAACTCCGACAAAAGATAGACCTGTACCTGTTCTGTACCGTAGTCCATCCGAGAGTTATAAAAAGCCACTCTAAGATCGGTAAGGTAGATCTTAAGCTCTTCTACGCTCATCTCTTCCGCAGGTAAATTAGTGCCACCCGAAACGGAGGCACTATCGATGTAAAGCCTACCTATGGCTACCGGATCACCAAAACTAAACATTTGAAATTAGCTAAACTCTATCAAGAATACCGACGACGCTTAACCTTAGTCAGGCTTACAAGCATATCAGACGCCGCTTGAGTCGGATTCGTGGATTGCACTGTAACGTTATTTACCACATTGTTGGTGTCGCCAGAAACGACAGAACTGGGACTCGAAGCATTGCTGATTGAAATGTTTTCTGCTTTGGTCTTCATAGGCATTATGTTTTGAGCCTTCATTTCATTCCAAACAACCGATGGAATTACCTCATGTTCGCGCCTGGCTCCAGTAAGTCTAGGTAGATTGATAACTGGTTTTACTAAAGCTTTTACTTCTGCATTGCTACTGATTTGATTCTTCTCCTTATTCCATCCCGATGCAATTGTGACCGCTGGAGCAGGCTCCCGGACAGAAGGTGAAGCGATCTCAATAGAAGGGGCAGGTGGTATTTTGACATTTTTACTGGAATTTTCCAGGTTTATTTCTTCCGCCCTTTTTGTTACAGGAGTGATAAGTTGAATCCTTTCTTCTTTAGCCTTGAGTAAGTTTCTAACAGAAGTGATTGCGTCGCTAGCCGGAGGAGTGATAATCTTTAGCTCTTTTTCCTGCTCGTTCAAGTTAGGGTTCTGAAAACTGTTTTCATTCCAAACATTTGTAGGTACGATCACACTGCTGGTTATAGGCACAAAGTCTTTAGGAATATCATTGAAAACTTTCTTCTCTTTTGTTTTAGGCAAAAAGTCTACAGGGGATTCACTAGTTACCTGAGCGCTGTTTTTCCTGGAAACGTCTAAATTTAGATTTTCAGAGAAGTCCAGCGGCTTTTTGTTGTATGCAACGTCTAAATTTAGACCGCCAGGAATTTCTGGCGATATTTCGTTGTATGCGATATTTAATCTAGGATTTTCCAGCGGTTCCGGCTGTGTTTCGCCGTATTGGATACTTAACATAGAAGTCTTCAAGAACTCTTGAGGTAATTCGCTGGTCGCAACGTTTAACTCAGCAGCCTCTAAAGGCTCTGGCAGTGTCTTATTATATTGAACGCTCATCTCAGCAGCCTCTAAAGGCTCTGGCAGTGTCTTATTATATTGAACGCTCATCTC